TATGATTGGCAGCCACAAATTGAAATTTCAAAGAAACTTAAGAACCTTGCACGCAAGTACGAGGTGGTCATGGTCTCACCATATCAAATTGACGCTAGCGGGGAAGCTCGTTTTGCAAAGGGGCTACTCGATGCCGCAGACATTGCTCTCGTTATGGAAGCGCACGATAAAGACCAACAGGCCATATCCTTCGAAACAACTAAAATTCGTGGTGGCAAGGAAATGGCCTTCACCTGCCCTATTGATTGGGATACCTTACGCATCTCGCCACAATCTCTTGATAAACCTGCATCAAAGGAAACGATTAAGAAAGCTGGAGGCAAAAATAAACCAGACGCAATCAAAGACGATATAGACGCAGACTTACCTTGGCATACATAAAATGAGCGATCCAGTACTAGAACTAATACAAAAAAATGGCCTGGCCTTTACTGTATCAGGCCGCGACTATTTAATTGGGTGTTTAAATCCAGAACATCCAGATTCTAATCCTAGTTTTAGGGTAGACAGAGTAAGTGGTATTGCTCACTGCTTTGCATGTGGTTTTAAGACTAATATCTTTAAATACTATGGAGTTTTTACTAATCCCATACCATTAAAGATTGCTAAACTAAAAGATAAATTAGCAGAGATTAAAGCTTATGCACATAATCTTGATATTCCAGCAGGTGCTACTCCTTATACAAAAGCATTTCGTGGTATTAGTGCAAAAACCTTACAGCATTTTGGTGCGTTTTATACATTCCAAGTTGAAAAGTTAGTTGATCGAATAGTGTTCCCTATCACAGATGTAACTGGGCGAACTGCTGTTTATGTCGCTCGACACACATTAAGTAATGGTAATCCCCGATATGTTAATTATCCTAGTGGGGTTACTATGCCGCTGTTTCCTGCGCAGCTACCCTCAACTGGAAAAAGTTTAGTGATTGTTGAAGGTATCTTTGATATGTTAAACTTATATGATAAGGGATTAACTAGTGTAACTTGTGCATTTGGTACAAATACACTACAAAACAATACCGCACAAAAGCTGTTGGCTTTTAAAGCACAAGGCGTAACTCATATTTACTTGATGTTTGATGGAGACGAAGCTGGAGAAAAAGCCATGTATACACTAAAACCCTTAATTGAAGAATGTGGGTTTATAGTAGAAGTTATTACCCTACCAGATAACACAGACCCTGGTGAATTATCACAAGAAGATATAGATGCTACACGAGAATATATTACCAAATGAAGGGTCGCTAATAGTTGACCCCCAAAACAAATTCGATATTTTAATAATACAAAATCATGAGCAAAAAGAAGTAGTTCGTATTGCTAGTACTGGAAAAATCTATTGGCTTGGCAGAGAAGTTACCACAGATGAAGAGTTCCGGCAAACTATGCTGGAATTGCACAAAGTATTTAAAGAAATGAACTTGAATAATTAGCCCAAATACGCTATAATAAAGTATTAGAAAGAATATAATGCCAAAAATTGCACTAATTGATAAAGCCCCAAATCGTACACGATATAGTGATTACTTTGAGTTTGCGTATGACCACTACCATATGAGTAGTGTGCCAATTACTAAGTTACTGAAAAAAGACGTTGATCTTGAAGTTGACCTTGATGAATACGACTATGTAATTTTAGTCGGCGCCGAAGCTGCCAAAGAATATGCTAAAATAACTAGCGTAACTAATATGGCAGGGCAGTTAGTAAACGATAAGTTCATAGCAATTTCCAACCCAGCTATGTTATCATTTAAACCAGAAGGTAAGCCAGATTTTCAACGTGCATGTGATAAGATTCACAAGTATATTAATGGTGATCTTAAACCTAATGCAAACGGTGACTATGCAGGTATTAGTAATACAAAGGAAGCTAAACGCTTTTTAAATGAAATCCTAGACAATGCTCAAGGTTTTGTTGCTTGGGATACTGAAACAACTGCTCTTTACCCACGTGATGGCTATGTACTAGGCGTTTCGTTAACTTATAAAACGCATCAAGGTCGGTATATTGAAACTGATTGCTTAGATGAAGAATGTATTGGTTTATTAGAAAGAATTGCTGATAACTTTGTTACAGTATTTCATAACATGAAGTTTGACTTCAAGATGATTAAGTATCATCTTGGAATTGATTTTGATCGCGCTAGAGTACATGATACTATGCTACTACATTATGTACTAGATGAAAATGACGGCCATGGATTAAAAGCATTAGCTCTAAAGTACACAGATTATGGTGATTACGATACTGAATTAGATATTTTCAAGAAAGAGTATTGTGCAACGCATGGTATGCTTCAGGATGATTTTACATATGACTTGATTCCATTTGATGTTATATCACAGTATGCTAGTATTGACACTGCGGTTACTTTTGATTTGTTTCACAAATTTTGGCCACTGGTACAAAAGAATGACAGGCTACGATTTGTTTATGAAAAACTACTAGTTGATGGTACACTATTTCTAATGGACATGGAAGAGGTTGGTATACCAATTCATCGTCAACGCATGATGGCTGCCGATCTTTACTTAAATGAGTGTATCCAAGATGCTAAAGAAATTGTTTATCAATTTGCAGAAGTTAAACGCTTTGAACAAGATGCAGGTAAAATCTTTAATCCTAATAGTGTAATGCAATTACGCACTGTGCTATTTGATTATCTTGGATTACAGCATAATGGTAAGAAAACTGCTACAGGTGCTATTTCAACCGATGCTGAAGTATTGAAAGAAATGGCAGATCAGCATCCATTGCCTGCTGCTATTCTAAATGTGCGGCAGCTTGGTAAAATTCAAAATACTTATATTCAAAAAATTCTACCTGAACTAGACAAAGATGAACGTATCCGTACAAATTTTAATCTTATTTTTACCACATCTGGGCGCTTGTCTAGTTCCGGTAAATTTAATGCTCAACAGATACCACGCGACGACCCAATTATTAAAGGATGCATCGCCGCACCACTGGGTTACAAAATAGTTTCACAAGACTTAACAACAGCAGAGATGTATTATGCGGCTGTATTATCTGGCGATACTAACCTACAAAAAGTCTTTTCTGGTGGCGGGGACTTCCACTCGACGATTGCACACATGGTCTTTGCACTTCCTTGCCAAGTTGAAGACGTTAAAAAATTATACCCAGCAATGCGACAATCGGCTAAAGCTATTTCGTTTGGTATTCTTTACGGAAGTGGAGCAAAAAAGGTTTCAGAAACTGTCACTAAAGCAACGGGTGAGTATTACAGCCTCGATACAGCCCAGGCGGATATTAAAGCGTACTTTACAAAGTTTAGTAAACTAAAGCGTTGGTTGGATTCACGCAAGGAGTTCATTCAAGCTAATGGTTATACTTATAGCTTTTTTGGCCGTAAACGTCGTCTACCTAATGTATTTTCTAGTGACAAAGGTATTGCTGCACACGAAGTTCGTAGTGGTATTAATGCTGAAGTACAAAGTCTAGCATCAGATATGAACTTGTTTGGTGCTATGGCTACTGCTAATGAAGTTAAAGCAAAAGGCTTAGATGCTAAAATATTTATGCTAGTACATGACTCAATTGTTGCGATTGTAAAAGACGAAGCTGTAGTAGAATACTGTGAAATCTTAAAGCGTAATACACAAAAAGATTTAGGTTGTTCTATTAAAGGTTACCCAATTGGTGTAGACCAAGACATTGGGCAAGACTACAGTTTTGGTCACTTTGAGGAAGTATATGAACTTAGAACAGATCGTTTGGCCCGTATTCAGGCTAGGTGAGCGAGAACCTCAACGAGATAATGGTGTAATTTATTACACTACTGAGTATACTGATTTAGACACTAATACAAATACTGCTACATTACGCATAGTAGACGATACCAATATTGACAAGCCTACCCTAAGCCGTAGAAGGCTACAACTATTAACGCAAGAAACTCAACTGTTTCCAATTCGTCAAGCTATATACTTTTTAGGTGATTTGTTAAAAATTGCTAAAAAAACTACTTGGTTTATTGATAGCTTAGGCACACTGTTTCAGTATTCCAAAACGCGTCGCGCTAGAATAGTAGTACGACGAATAACAAAAGTATTGCCCACAGAAGGTTTAGGTGCAATTGTTGAGCTAGAAGGAATTGCTCAACGATTTAAAACTGTGTTTAAGCCGGATGCAGATGCAGAGTATGCAGCAGTTTTACAGTGTGGGCTAAGTTATATTTTTTACGGATTATACAAAGATAAACCACTAGAAAGTTGGAGAATGATTTAATGGCTAAAGCAGTAATAAGTAACCGAATATACATGGACAATCCAGGTATACCGGAAACTAAAGCCATCATCAAGGCCCTAACGTATAAAATACAAAAAGATACTGGCAGTAAAAAGTTTGCCACAGTTGAAACAATCAAGAACTATAAGCTATTGCCCAAAGGTATCCTATCAATACCACAAGGACGGCAAGACCTAATACCAGAAGGCTATGAAGTACTTGACAAACGTACCACTGTACCTGTGCCTTTTCCTACACCAAAGTTTCCACTTCGTCCGGAACAGCAGGTTGTATATGACGAAGTCTCGGACACAGTATTTATTAACGCACTGGTTGGTTGGGGCAAAACATTTACAGCACTACACCTTGCTCATAAATTCGGCCAAAAAACCCTGGTTATTACCCACACAGCCGCATTACGAGACCAGTGGTGTGAAGAAGTAGAGTTATTATTTGGCATTAAGTGTGGTATTATTGGTGGAGGAGAATTAGATTATGAAGATCACTTCATTACAATCGCAAACGTACAAACCCTTATTAAGCATTCTATATCTTTATCTAAGGAGTTTGGGTGTGTTATCCTCGATGAGGCCCACCACTGTCCTGCCACCACATTTGCTGCTATCATTGATAGCTTCCACGCCAGGTATAGAATCGCCCTTAGCGGCACAATGGTACGCAAAGACCAAAAACACATTGTATTTGGAGACTACTTTGGACAACACGTTGTTAAGCCCCCGCAGTCTAATACAATGACTCCACAAGTCAAAATTATTAAACCAGGTTTAACATTAAAACCTGGTGCAACTTGGGTAGAAAAGATCAATGATCTTACTCAAAACGATGATTATCGTCGATTTATTGCTAGTGTGGCATTAACCCAAATGGATGCTGGACATAGTGTATTAGTTATTGCAGACAGGGTAGAATTCTTAGAAAAGGTTTCAGAATATGTTGGTGACGAAAGTGTGTTGGTTATTGGAGGGTCCGAGCTTGAAGAAAGGCAAAAAGCCAAAGAGCAACTCCTTAGTGGAGAAAAAAAGTGTGTATGTGGCTCCAGGCAAATCTTCTCAGAAGGCATATCTGTTAACATCCTTAGTTGCGTAATTCTTGCTGTGCCAATGAGCAACGATAGTTTACTTGAACAAATTGTAGGTCGTGTTATGCGAATACATGAAGGCAAACTAAATCCACTAGTGATTGATATACAATTTTCTGGTTGGGCTGATAAGAAACAAAATAACGATAGGCTTGGGCTATATATGCGTAAAGGCTGGGAAATTATTTCAGTTTAATGAAAAATTCACTTGTCAAGTGTTGCCTAAAGTGTTATAATTATTACTGAAAGACAGACTATGACTCTATTTTTCAACATTTTAGTACTAGAGCAAGAAACTTCTTGTGACCCAGACTATATGTTGCAGGCTCTTCGCTTTCATTGGCAAAAACGAACAATAGCAAAACATAAGCACAGCGTTTATAAGCCAATTCAGAAATCATTAGCAGGCAGTAGTTTTTTGTTAAACCCTGAAAGCTTTTTCACAGACAAGACTACAGATATTCGTTATTTAGCGCAATATCTAAGATTAGCGGCACGCAGAGATTATTCACTTTATAAATCACACCGACTTAAATACTTAGATTTAACCTATTTTACCGATTTAAACTTACCCGCATTGGACTCAAATCCACTGCTTGAAATCACAAACAAACAAATTAAATTCAAATACGAGGAATTAACAAATGGCAACAATCAGCTTTAAAAATACAAAAGGCAAAGCACAGTCTAATAAAGTGGAAGCTTTTGAGTATAAAGATGGTGAAAATATAGTACGATTGATTGGTGGTGTTTTACCACGTTATGTCTACTGGCTAAAAGGTTCTAATAATAAAGATATTCCGGTTGAGTGCTTGGCTTTCAATCGTGAAAAAGAAAAATTTGATAATTTAGAAGTAGATCATGTTAATGAGTTCTTTCCTGATGCTAAATGCAGCTGGAGCTACTCTATTAACTGTATTGACCCTAAAGATGGCAAAGTTAAAGCACTTAACTTAAAGAAAAAACTATTTGAACAAATTCTTTCTGCTGCTGAAGATTTAGGCGATCCAACTGACTATGATACTGGTTGGGATGTTGTATTTAAACGTGTTAAAACAGGCCCACTGGCTTTTAACGTTGAATATCAACTTCAAGTATTGCGTTGCAAACCACGCAAGTTATCACAAGCTGAACGAGATCTAGCTGATGCAGAAAAAACAGTGGACGAAAAATATATTCGTCCTACAGAAGCCGAAGTTCGTGCTTTGTTAGAAAAAATCACCGCAGGTGCTGATGCTGACGAAACTGCAACAGAAGCTGAAAAAGAAGCAGTTAAAGATTTGGAATAAAACATACTAGCCTGGTAAACTTAAAGCTTACCGGGCTTTTTTGCCTCATAAACTATGAAATTATTATTCACAGCGGATGTGCACATTAAATTAGGTCAAAAAAACGTACCTATTGAATGGGCTAAAAATCGCTTTAATATGCTCTGGGAACAGCTCAGAGAACAACAAAAACAGTGTGATTTATTTGTTGTAGGCGGAGACATATTTGATAAACTTCCTAATATGGAAGAACTAGAAACTTACTTTAATTTTGTTTCCAGTTGTATAGTAGAAACTGTAATTTATCCAGGTAATCACGAAGCTGTAAAGAAAGACACAACTTTTTTAACAAATTTAAAAGTTGTGACTTCACGCCTTAATCCTTTAGTCTCAATCGTAGATGATTTTTGTACTATTAAAGGCGTTGATTTCGTTCCCTATAATAAACTAAAAGAACTTGAAAAAACGAAATTTACATTTGCCGAAAAAGTTTTATGTACCCACGTAAGGGGAGAAATTCCTCCTCATGTAAAGCCAGAAATTGACCTAGATATTTTTAATCGTTGGCAAACTGTACTAGCAGGAGACTTACATTCGTATGAAAATTCGCAACGTAATATATTATATCCTGGCAGCCCTATCACAACGAGTTTTCATCGACATACTGTGGATACTGGGACTATTTTGTTTGATACTAATACACATTCACACGAATGGTTAAAACTAGAATTACCACAGCTTATTCGTAAGACTGTGGGAGTTTATGATGAAAAGCCTGCTACTAATTATCATCATACTATGTATGAAATTGAAGGTGATATGGCTGAGTTAGCTGAACTAGAAAACTCTGATTTGATTGATAAAAAGGTAATCAAACGAGCCACAGAATCAGCACTAATTCTTGACCCTACTATGACCATATCAGAAGAAGTATCAGAATATTTAACTTTTATTCTAGAATTACCCACAGTAACTGTAGAAAATGTACTCCAAGAGATGCAAAACTATGCTGATAAATTTGAACAATAGGATTATTGCATGATTACATTAAAAACATTGCGCTGGTCTAATGCTTTTTCATATGGCAAAGATAATGTAGTAAGTTTTATTGATAGTCCGCTTACACAACTTGTGGGTAAGAATGGACACGGTAAGTCAAGTGTGGCATTAATTCTTGAAGAAGTACTATTTAACAAGAACAGCAAGGGCATTAAAAAAGCCGATATTCTTAACCGCTATGTCAAAGATAAATCATATTCAATTGAGTTAGATTTTGACAAGGATGGTACAGAATATCAAATCAAGACTACTCGTGGTACTACACAAGGTGTAAAACTATTTAAGTTCGAAAGTGATATTTCAGCACATACTGCTACAGCAACATATAAGATGATTGAAGACATTTTGGGCTTTGATCACAAGACTTTTGCACAAATCGTGTACCAATCAAGTGCTTCTAGCTTAGAATTTCTTACTGCGCCAGACACGGCAAGAAAAAAGTTCCTTATAGAATTACTTAGCTTAAGTAGATATACTAAGGCTCAGGAAGTATTTAAAGATGTAGCTCAAGAACTTACTAAAGAAATTTCCATAGTTGAATCTCAAGTTAAAACTGTTAATAGTTGGCTAGATAAATACGGTAAAACTGATCTTACACCTAAAAACTATGTAGAAGTACCTGTAGTTGCAGATCATCTTATTAGTGATCAGTCTGAAATTACAGTTAAATTAACTAATCTAGAGCAAACTAATAAAAAGATTACTACTAATAATACGTATAAACAGATACAAAGTAAATTAAAACTATTTCCAATCCCACCAGTACCAGTAGTAGAAGATTTATCAGCATACAAAGCTACAGCTACTAAAGAGCAGGTTGAAAACAATAAAATTATAAAAGATTCTCAGGCTTTTATTAAAAAAATGCATGGTTTATCGGGTACTTGTCCAACCTGTTTACAAGCTATTGACAGTGCAAAAATTGCAGCACTCTTATCTGAGCAAGAAGCTTTGCAAGAAGAAGCTGCTAATAAACTAGAAAGTATTACTAAGGCATTGAATACATTTAAGCAACAAGAAGCTAAAATGGCTGATGAAGTTTCTGAGTGGGATAAAGCTAGTAAATCCAAAGAAGACTGGGAAAAGTATCATGCATTAATTGACGTTAGTTTATCCGAAGATTTATTAGACAAGCATGATTTACAACGTCAATTTGATGATCTTCAGCATACGATTACTGAATTAAAAACTGCCATTACCAAAGCCGAGAAGCAAAATCGTGAAGCGGAAGCTCATAATGCCAAAGTAGATATAGTATCTAATCAATTGATAGAAATGAATGCAGACTTAGAAGAGTATTCAGGTACTATGCACGAACTATCTGAAAAGATGGGTTTAATTAATATCTTATCAAAAACCTTTTCTACAACGGGATTAGTGGCATATAAAATTGAGTGCTTGGTTAAAGATCTAGAAGAATTAACAAACCAGTACTTAGTAGATTTATCGGATGGCAGATTTCAGATTGCCTTTCGTATTAGTTCTAGTGATAAACTCAATGTAGTTATCACAGATAATAGCAAGGACATAGATATTCTAGCATTAAGTGGCGGTGAACGTGCTCGTGTAAACGTAGCAACATTACTGGCTATTCGTAAATTAATGCAATCATTATCAAGTTCTCGTATTAACTTACTTATTCTTGATGAAACTGTCGAAACACTAGATGTAGATGGCAAGGAAAAGTTAGTAGAAGTACTCTTAAAAGAAGAGTACTTAAACACCTTCCTAGTATCTCACGGATTTACCCATCCGCTACTAGAAAAAATTAACGTTGTTAAGAAAAACAACATATCACAAATAGAGGTGTAATGGTAGTAGACGCTAGAGCTAAGGGCGCACGTACTGAAACAACGGTACGTGATCTCTTGAAAAAATCCACTGGTTTAGGGTGGGAACGAGTACCTGGCTCTGGTGCTTTAGATCCTAAACATTTGTTAAAGGGTGATTTATACGTTCCTGGGCAAACTAACCTTTGGTGTGTAGAAGTAAAAGGTTATGCAGAAGACCATTTGAACTCCCACTTACTAACATCAAAAACACCACAATTAGTAGAATTTTGGGAACAAACTGTTCGTCAAGGCAAGCAAGTAGATAAAAAACCTTTATTGATTTTTAAATTTAACAGAAGTAAAGTATTTGTAGCATTTGATAGTATGCCAAATAGTCAAGACTACCGCTGCTTATATTATAATCATGAAACTCATGAGTTCTATGTGGCACTGCTAGAGGACTGGTTAAAGTATGAGCAACCAGAATTTGTGACTTGAACTCTGTGGTTAAACAGTGTATAATTACAACTTAAACCACAAAAATACAAATGAAATCATTTCAAGAAATTACCAAAACAACTAATACTCTGCTTATTGTAGACTCGCTAAATTTAGCATTTCGTTACAAGCATAGTGGTGCTACTGACTTTGCTGAAGACTATCTTCGCACTGTTAATAGCTTAAAGAAAAGCTACAAGGCTAGTCATGTTATTATGGCATGTGATCAAGGTGCTAGTAGCTATCGTAAAGAGCTATACCCTGAGTACAAGCAAAATCGTAAAGATAAACAAGCAGAACAAACTGAAGCAGAAGCAGCAGCCTTCGAACTATTTTTTGAAGATTTCTTAGCTACACTAGAACATATCAAAGCTAATACAGATTATCCGGTTATCAAATTCCAAGGAGTTGAAGCTGATGATATTGCAGCCTAT